CAGGGCTCTGAATAACAATAAACTTAGATATCTAACACTAAAATTTGATGATCAAGAATCTCTCATCTACGGCTTACGAACAGTCGATTATAATAAAAAAGTTTATGTTACAGAAGGTCCAATTGATAGTCTGTTTCTTCCGAACTCAATTGCAGTCGCTGGTAGTGACTTCTCAAAACTAAAATCGATAGTACCGACAGAACAAGCTGTGGTCGTTTTCGATAACGAGAGAAGAAATCCACAACTGCATAAACTTATGGGTCAAGTTATCGAAGACGGATTCGAAATCTGTTTTTGGCCAAAGACTATAAAAGAAAAAGATATCAATGATATGGTATTGAATGGTTTGTCTTCTGATATTATAGAAGACATTATTAATAAGAATAAATTTTCAGGGTTGTCAGCAAAGATGGCTTTGAGCGACTGGAGTAGAAGTGGTTGAGAGTAGTGAGACAAGAATCGTAAAGAGAAGCGGTGAGTTAGAAGAAATAAGTTTAGATAAAGTACATAGAATGGTAGAGGCTGCTTGTAAAGATGTCTCTGGTGTATCAGCATCGTCTGTAGAGATGAATTCTGGTTTACAATTTTATGATGGAATGACATCAACAGAGATACAGAGTATTCTCATTAAATCAGCGGCCGATCTGATTAGTTTGGAAACACCAAATTATCAGTTTGTAGCAGCTCGATTGTTGTTGTTTCAAATTAGAAAGAGTGTATTTAACACTAAATGGAAAGATTCAAAGATTTATCCACCATTGAAAGATATCGTTACACGAAATATAAATCATAAAGTGTATGACGAAGAACTTATCACATATTATAGTGATGAGGAGTGGGATAAATTAGACAGTTATATGAAACACGATAGAGATATGTTGTTTACATACGCTGGATTAAGACAAGTAGTTGATAAGTATCTTGTACAAGACAGAAGTTCTGGTAAGATATTTGAATCACCTCAATATATGTATATGTTGATATCAGCTGTTTTGTTTAAGAACTATCCGAAAGACAAGAGGTTATCTTATGTCAAAAGGTATTACGAAGCTGTTTCAACATTTAAAATCAATATTCCAACCCCTATCATGGCTGGTATTCGGACTCCTCTTAGGCAGTTTGCTAGTTGTGTATTGGTTGATTCTGATGATTCTCTTGACAGTATTTTTAGTTCTGATATGGCTATTGGTCGTTATGTGGCTCAGCGTGCGGGAATTGGCATTAACTCTGGTAGGATCAGAGGATTGGGTTCAAAGATTAGGGGAGGAGAAGTACAGCACACAGGAGTCATTCCGTTTCTTAAGAAATTTGAATCAACAGTACGCTGCTGTACTCAAAATGGCGTTCGTGGTGGTTCGGCGACAGTTCACTTTCCGATCTGGCATCAAGAAATAGAAGACATAATAGTACTCAAGAACAATAAGGGTACAGAAGACAATAGAGTAAGAAAACTAGATTACTCAATACAATTATCTAAACTGTTTTATCAACGATTCATGAATAATGAAGACATAACACTATTCAGTCCTCATGAAGTCCCAGGACTTTATGAAGCATTCGGCACAGAAAAGTTTGATGAACTCTATGAACAATATGAAAGAGCATACTCAGTACCCAAAACAAAAGTAAACGCTCAGACATTGTTCATGGAGATTCTCAAAGAGAGAGCTGAGACAGGCAGAATCTATCTAATGAACATAGATCATTGTAATAGTCATTCATCATTCTTTGAAGATGAAGCGAAGATTAGTATGTCGAATCTATGTCAAGAGATCACACTTCCAACAAAGCCATTACAATCTTTTGACGATAGAGACGGAGAGATAGCTCTTTGTATTCTATCAGCGATTAATGTAGGGCAGTTGACTAGTGATCTAAAAGACTTGCCAGAACTATGTGATCTAGCAGTAAGATCATTAGATGAAGTTATTGATTATCAAGAATATCCTGTAGAAGCAGCTAGATTATCTACAGAAAATAGAAGAAGTCTTGGCATAGGATATATTGGCTTAGCACATTTTCTAGCAAAGAACAAACTCAAGTATGACGATAAAGAAGCACATAAACTTGTACATAGATTGTCAGAACATTTTCAATACAATTTATTGAAAACTACAGTTGATTTAGCAAAAGAGAAAGGCTCTTGTGGATATGTTAGTCAAACTAAGTATCATGGTGGATTACTCCCGATAGATCACTATAAGAAAGATGTAGACAGTATTGTCAAGCCAGAATATGAATGTGATTGGGAGTCATTAAGAGAAGAAGTAGTCAAGTATGGAGTAAGAAACTCTACATTAAGTGCTCAGATGCCGTCAGAGAGCTCCTCAGTAGTATCTAATGAGACAAACGGGATAGAACCTCCTAGAGACTATCTAAGTATCAAAAAGTCTAAAAAAGGACCTCTAAAACAGATTGTGCCGGGATATCCACATCTTAAGAACAATTACACATTACTATGGGATCAGCCAAACAATGACGGATATATCAAAATAGTAGCTGTCATGCAGAAATTCTTTGATCAAGCAATCTCAGGCAATTGGAGTTATAATCCTGAGAACTATGAGAACAATGAAGTCCCATTATCAGAAATGGCCAAAGATATGTTGAATACATATAAGTATGGCTGGAAAACTTCTTATTATCAGAACACATACGATAGTAAAACAGACGAAGATATCGAACTTGATAACACTGCAGTAGACATAGTAATGAATGACAACTATGAAGATTTTGAAGATGAAGAAGATTGTGAGGCATGTAACATATAATGAGCGTATTTAATAGACACAAAGTCAACACACTAAAACAGCCGATGTTCTTTGGAGAAGAAATGTCGGTACAACGATATGATGATTTCAAATACCCAATATTTGATAAATTAACACAAACACAACTAGGGTACTTTTGGCGACCAGAAGAAGTATCTCTACAAAAAGATCGAAACGATTATCAATCACTAGACGAAGGACAAAAACACATCTTTACGAGTAATCTAAAGTATCAAACACTTTTAGACTCAGTACAAGGCCGTGGTCCAGCATTAGCTCTTCTGCCGTATTGTTCTATTCCAGAACTTGAGGGCTGTATATTAGCATGGGACTTTATGGAGTCTATACATAGTCGATCATACACATACATTGTGAAAAATTTATACTCAAATCCTACAGAAGTGTTTGATACAATACTAGACACAAAAGAGATTGTATCAAGAGCTGAGTCTGTGACAAAAGGATATGACGATTTTATTGAATATGCAAACAAATGGAAACTTGGGCAAGTCAATGATGTAAGAGAACTCAAAAGACGATTTTATCTAATGATGATCTCTATTAACATACTTGAAGGCATTCGTTTCTATGTTTCATTTGCATGTACATTTGGATTCGGCGAGTTGAGACTCATGGAGGGATCAGCGAAGATTATTTCATTGATTGCTCGTGATGAGTCTCAGCACTTAGCTATTTCACAACATATCATCAAAAACTATCAAAAGTTTGAGAATGATAAAGAGATGTTGTCTGTAATGCAAGAGTGTGAAGACGAAGTTTACGATATGTATAGACAAGCTGTACAAGAAGAAAAAGATTGGGCAAAGTATCTGTTTAAAGACGGATCAATGATTGGCTTATCAGAAACACTTCTAGGCAACTATGTTGAATATATCGCAAACAAAAGATTGAAAGGGATCGGACTCAAGCCGATCTTTGATATCTCAACAAGAAACAATCCCTTGCCGTGGACTCAACATTGGCTATCATCTAGAGGACAACAAAACGCTCCTCAAGAGACTGAAATAGAGTCATACATCATAGGCGGGATAAAACAAGATATAGAAAAAGATACATTTGGAGATTTTAAATTATGAGTGATATAAGAGTAAGAGTACATGAAGGACATCATGTATCAGTAGTAAAAGAAAAAACAGTCAGTCGAGAAGACTTAGAGATACTAGGGATAACAGAAGAACAGTTTGTTGAATACATTGAGAATGATCAAGTAGAACCCAGTTTTCTCATAGAAGGCATTGAAGAAGTAGATGATCCCAAAGATCCAAGATACTACTTAAAGTGGTACAACGGCCAGCATGTTGATGATGTATTGTATCAGTTGATTAGTGAATCTGATTGTGTCAATAGTGATCCAGTCGAAGATTGGGTATCAGATAGAAAAGGATATACAGAAGTCACTATGTCAATCATGGAAGAAGGAGAAGAACTGTGGAGATAGAGATATATGGTAAGAATCCATGTCCTTTTTGTGATAGGGCTAAACAGTTACTAGACAAAGAAGGTCATGAGTATACTTACAAACTACTAGGTAAAGACTTCAATAGAGAACAAATGATGGAGAAGTTTCCAACAGCGAGAACATTCCCACAAATAGTTATTGACAACGAAAACATAGGTGGATACGACAATCTATGTGAATACTTAGACTTGAGGACTTACAACTAAATGAACTCACCTATAGAACATCATGACGAGAACTGTATAGAACTCTTTTGTCATGAGTGTTCAGCTGAGTTTACAATAGAACATGAATTGGGATTAGATTATATCCCACACTTCTGTACATTTTGTGGAGAAGAAATATATAGAGAAGAAGAAGTAATAGATTATGAAGAATTGGATAAAGAACAATAACAAATATGTAGAATTTTGGGCATGGATGGTGACAATGATTGTCATTTTACTATTCATGTCGTCATGTACTAGTATCAAAGTACTACCCATAAACACACCACCAGAAGAACCCACATACGAAATGGAAGAATTTCAACGCCACTATGAGTATTGTGAACAGTTCATGTATGACGGTGAAACATGGATGGAGTGTATAACAGATCAAGTAATAAGAACAAGACTAGCATGAGACACGAACAATGGCTCTACTTTAAGAGTGCCCTAGACCCTCAATGGTGTGATGATTTCGTCAAGTATGTCATTAAGGGATATGAACCTGTAGAATCAACAATAGGATTCAACAATCAATCAGCTAAATCAGACTATCGAGAGTGTGATATACGATGGTTGAATGCTAATACAGAGACAGAACTAGTTAAAACGCTCTGGTCTTATGTTGATAGAGCGA